CAAGCTGACCTGGGCTTGAGGCGGAACTTACGGAATTCCAGCGTGGTCGACTGGACTCGTCCTTTGGGCGGGGGCTACAGACTAAACTAGCACTTTAGACATCTCTCCGAGGTGAATATCGTGCACTGGCGATGACGTTGCCTTTGTCAATCGCCAACACCACGAGCATCGAGGACGTCCCTGCTTGGATGTTCTTGCTCGCCCGCGAGAGGCCCGGTATGTACACCATCCGGGTCAACATGCCGAAAGACTGGTATTGCCCGTGCCAGCGTTCGTCGCGGCAGAAGAAGGTCGTGGTCAATTTCACTGGCGAGGAGTTTGCGAAACTCGACAAGGTCATTATGAACCAGAACTATGCTGAGAGCAAGTCGAAGGTCATGAGTGCCATCGTGTTCCAACACGCCACTGTGATTTGGCCATCACATTCGCCCGACGACGTGACTATGCGCACACTTGGGGCTTGGGCCATCGCCCAGTACCGGATGAACGGCACGTGGTTCAGATCGATTTACAAGCTGCTTCCTCTCTGTGGTTTTTGTTGTACTTACACCCAGAAGCAAGTTGACTTGGAGCTGAACCAGATCGTGGGAGAGTTTAAGGTGGCCGCGTGTGGCGTCATCGTTTTTGACGACCAGAAGAGGATTTTGTGCGGTTTTGAGCCACCTAATAAGCCAAGAGCAGGTGTTTTGACCCTGCCGTGCGGCAAGAAGGATCCTGGGGAGTCTGATTTGGAGACTGCGTACCGAGAGACGAAGGAAGAGGCTGGTCGTTACATTGACCGGGACAAGCTTCGCTTGTTCAAGACCTTCAAGTTCGGACGCTCCCATTGTCGACTCTTCTCGACCATGGCCTCTGACACGATGCCGTGGGTGGTCCCTCCCCACCCCGACAATTTGACGAGTCTGAGGTTCCGCACGTGCGAGGAAATTTTGGCGCACGGTGAGAGAGGCATCGCTGAGAGCTTGAAGCAATGTATTCAGGGGACAAAGTTTGACGTGGACATTTTTGATATAGGACGTCCCGTCCATGTCCGTGAAATGTTGCCTCCAGCACACGCGCCGGAACAGGACACCATGAGCAGTGGAAACCGCGGCGCTGCGCCGCCGCGACAGGCCACCATGGCCATGCCGCTGCTCGAGGACATCGGGGGCATTTTGGCCACCGAGAATGGTGGTGCGCCGCCACGCGGCAGCACGCCACCTGAGCCGGTTGTTACGAGCGGCAGTGAACCCGGACCAGGCGAACCACCTCGCAATGAGTTGGGATACGTAGAGCCGGGCTATGGTAACGACGACATTCATCCTTTAGGCGGCAACGATGCTGATGACTCTGAAATCCGCGCATTGCGCGACGACAGGGTTATCGTGAACGAAGCCGGCATTGGGATTGTTGGTCAGTCTACCGACCCCACGAACAGCAAGCAAGTCGTGGGGGTCGTGTCCTTGCCAGTTACGGATAATCCGAATGTGTATGCGAAGGAGTTGGAGAATATCATCTCCGCGATTGAGAACCGCATTGAGAAGAAACAACGCCCGTTTACAGCTACTTCCCTTGACAAGGAGTTGCTAGGGCGCTTGGTTTCTGCGGCTATCGGCGACAACCCGCGACGAGCTGTCTTTAGCACGAAGCGGGTGGTCACTTGGTGGGAGAACCGTCTGTTGGTTGACCTCAAGTCAGGGAAGTGGGCCGAGCAGAGATTGACTAAGACAGTGGAGGGGCTTTGCCAGCGCATTGACCCGAAGTTCCGCTTGTCATGTGATATCAAGCTTGAGCCTATGCCCGAGGGAAAAGCGCCACGGATGTTGATAGCTGACGGAGACGAGGGCCAGGTCATGGCACTCCTCACCATATGCTGTATTGAAGACCTCATCAAGAAGCACATGCCGAAGAAGACCATCAAGGGGTTAGCGAAGCGCCCAGCCATGGAGCGTCTCGCTGCTGAGCTCCGAGTCCCTGCATCTGCATACTCGAAGACGAAGAAGGCCGGCGGACATGGGTCCGCACCTCCTGGTGGGTCAATTTTTGAGGGGGATGGGTCTGCGTGGGACACTACATGCAGCGCCCGCCTCCGAGATTGTGTCGAGAACCCGGTGATTATGCATGTCGGTTCAATTCTGAAGGCGCTCATGTCAGAGCCGACCTCGTGGATCGATGCCCACTACGACGTTTGTGCTGTCGACAAGTTGACGATGACGTTCAAGAAGAACAACCAGTTCAAGAAGCTCATCATCGATGCTATCCGTCGCAGTGGTCACCGGGGAACCTCCTGTCTCAATTGGTGGGTGAATTTTTGTTGCTGGCATGCGGCCATTTTCCAGATGCCCGAGATTTTCCTTGACCCTGACGTTCGTTACGGGCTGGATCACGCTGGCGTTCTGAGGTGGCTTAGCAGTGGTTTCGAAGGAGACGACAGTATTTTGTCAACCACCCCGAAGATCAAGGAGACCGACGAGTTATATGTCACAATTCTCCAGCGTTGGGAACGTTGGGGTTTCAATATGAAAATATTCCTTCGCAAGGACCGTGCCCTTTTCACGGGCTATTATTTGGCATTGGACGACAGTGGACCGACGGGCCTTATGATGCCGGAAGTCGACCGCTGCTTCGCTCGTGCAGGTGTATCCTGCAGTTCCACGATGATTGAGTTCTTCAAGGCCGGCAATCGTGCCGGGTGTAAGTCGATCTCTCGCGCTGCCGCATTGTCGCGCGCTTATGAGTTCGCGGGTTGGGCGCCCACCATTTCCGTCAAGTACCTCCGTTTTTACGAGAGTTTAGGCGGCAGCACCCACGTCGACCGCGACCTGAAGATGCGCACAGTCGGCGATGTCGAGGACTTCGCTGAGTCTGACATTGTCAGTGAGATCAACTTGAAGAACGGTGCCGCGATGAGCTTCGACACCTCAGAGCTTGACCGCCTCAAGGCCACTGGTTTTGAGTGCACGCATGAGGAGTTGTTGGGCTTTAGCGTAAGAGTGTGGGACTATGACCTGCTCAAGGATTGGGAGGGTTTCCGCGAGAGCCTTCCCAGCTCTTGGCGCTCCGCTTAGGCGGGGCTTTCAGCTCGTGAAGACGCGTGGCTGTGTCGATAATTAACCATTGAGCCATTTTGGCCCTTGGTTTTAATTAAAGTCCCAGGGCTCACGGAGGAAATGCCGTGGGTGAGAAGGCGTAGGACCAATGCATTCAAGGGGAAGTTCCGCCCCCCTCTCCGGGTCCCGGGTACCGAAGGGAGATACCCGAAGGAGCCAGCCTTATTCTTGATCCCTGGGCGTGGAGCCCGCCCAGGGGGCAGCATGGCGGATAACCTGTGACGGAGCAGGCCTGAGGTGAAGGCTATGTCGAGCGCGGGTTCACCACCGCGTGGGGTTTGGCCACCCTTAATCGGCAGCAGGAGGGGCCCCTCTCCCGCGCATCCCTAAGGGATGTGACCCTGGCACCCAAGCCGTAAGGCGTGGACTGTTGGAAGGGCCCCCAAAGAATGGTTGCGAAGTGACCCAGCACTGCTAGACAAATCTGGGCGTACCTAGTAACAAGAGCACGTTTCCAAGCCCGCCGACCTCTCACGTGGACTATCAAACATTCACGGTAGTCGTTGACCCATTTCCAGTCATGTCGGTTGTGGTGGTTTCTTGAGCACCACCTTTGGAAGCACCAGGAGTTAGTCGCCCTGCCCCGGCGCCGAACGGTTCGTCCGATAGTTTTGGCCGGGATGTGCGGAGCGTGCTCTGGGTACGGGTGGACCGTCGCGTCGGTCGTTTTAGGCTCGTTAAACATTTAGTCAGTTGCCACTTTGGCACACGACGACCTGGGTGAGGATCTGTCCCGCCCAGCAT